ACTGGAGATACTCAATGAAAACATTCAACGGCGAACAGAAGATCAAGCTCACACAGATCATCAACGAAGGCATGCAGGTCATGCACGAAGTGGACACACTCAGTGCCGGACTCAATGATACCATCAAGGCCATTGCCGAAGAACTGGAGATCAAACCTGCTGTGCTGAAAAAAGCCATCAAACTGGCACACAAAGCCGAATTTGGCAAGGCCAAACAAGATCACGAACAACTGGAAACTATCTTGGAAACTGTGGGCAAGACTCTGTGACCATTGAAAATTTGGAGATTTCCTGGAGAGATCAATGGCACGGTGCCGAATGGACTCTTCATAATGAAACATCTAAATTTAATCATTTGCTTAGAAAAAACAAATCATCAAATCGATTATACTCAGTGTTCATTGACGCAGTCAATCTAAATAACGTAGCAGAACTGTGCAATAAATTTAAGAAAATTTTTCTAATAACCGAACAAAATTTTACTAGATTACCGGGTAATATAGAATTATGCAAATTGCCGACGGAGTTTTATGGGTGCTATTATAGTGAACAAATTCCCAATGGCCAACCTATCGAGAAAGATTTCAATTGTTTTATAAATCGATTAGATCCTATTAGGCAAAGTTGGTTCTATGTGCTATATGATCGAAAATTTTTGGACAGAGGATATGTGAGCTTCAATGCCGAAATAAGAGCAAATCAACAATATCCTGGCGATACATATCAAGAAGTGGTTGAGTCATATCACCGTGATTATCTATCCAGTTTTGATAATATCAAAAATGAGATTACCTCAATGGTTCCTTTTAAAAATTTTGTCGACAATAACGATTTGTTTTCAATTACATTATCGACAAAATTTAGTATAATATTAGAAACTTATCCCGAAAGAACTGACGCAAAAGTATTCAGCGAAAAGATATTCAGATCATTGCAACTGCCGAGACCATGGCTACTATTTGCAGCAACAGGATGTGTTGACAAACTAAGATCTCTTGGATTTGATGTTTATGATGATATTGTAGATCATGGTTACGACTTGTTTGATACAGAAATTTCATATGTTGCCCGGCAAGAATCTATATTGGCTCAAGCAAAAGATTTATTAGATCTAAAAATGACACCGGCACTATTGGGTCGTTTACAACAAGGAGCCGATCATAATCGAACGTTATTATGTAACTGGTATTCCAACTGGCAACAACTGTGCTTGACACATATTCAGGACACCTTTGTGAAAGCAATGGAGCATCAATGACACAATCCTTTGCCGAATGGCGGATCAGCATATCTGATTATGCGCGAGCAGATTTTCGTTCATATCCTCTGCGCTTTTGTTTGGAAGTGATAGGGTGGGTAATATCTCTAGGGTGTAGTCTGACCTATGCGATCACTGTGCCCAACTTGCCGTTCATTCCATTGTATATGGCATTTATCACCGGATGCTTGATCATGTCGTGGTGTGCTTATACCCGCGGCAGTTTTGGCTTCCTAGGAAACTATCTGATACTAAGTATAATCGACAGCGCAGGGCTGATCAAATTGCTACTACAAAGTAATTGAGAGTCGTTCACTTTACGAGCATGAATCACGGCAGACCAGCCATAATTGGAGATAAATGAGTTACGTTGACGCACTTTATGATCGAGCACACGATCGCATACATGTTGTTGAAAGGATCAATGGCGAGAGAATCTATCGCGAATATCCAGCCAACTACGTTTTCTACTACGACGACCCACGAGGCAAGTTTCAATCAATCTACGGCACACCTGTAGCAAGATTTTCTTCAAAAAACAACAAAGAGTTCCGCAAAGAAGTGCGGATGCACTCCTCAAAGAAGATCTATGAGAGTGATATAAATCCCATCTTCCGCTGCTTGGAGGACAACTACAAAGGTCAAGACGGTCCGCGGCTGCACACAGCATTCTTCGACATTGAAGTGGACTTTGATCCTGAACGCGGATTCTCGCCGGTAAGCGATCCATTCAATCCGATTACAGCAATCTCCATCTATATGGATTGGCTGGATCAGATTGTGACCTTGGCTGTGCCACCACGCCACATGAGTATGGCAACCGCCCAGGATATCGCCGGTGAATTTACCAACTGCTTTATGTTTGAGCAGGAAGCGGACATGCTGAAATCATTCTTGGATCTAATCCAGGATGCAGACATCCTCACTGGATGGAACTCAGAAGGATATGACATACCTTATACTGTGAATCGAATTAGCCGGGTGCTATCTAAAGATGACACACGGCGCATATGTTTGTGGAATCAGTTTCCTAAACAACGCATGTTTGAACGATTTGGTGCAGAGAACGAAACCTTTGACCTAGTGGGTCGTGTGCATATGGACTATATGCAACTGTATCGCAAATACACTTACGAAGAACGTCACAGCTATGCTTTGGATGCCATTGGTGAATACGAAGAGATTGGTCGCAAGACTGCATTCGAAGGCACCTTGGATCAACTTTACAATCAGAACTTCAAGACCTTTATTGATTACAATCGCCAGGACACAATGTTGATAGGCAAGCTGGACAAGAAACTGCGTTTCTTGAGTCTAGCCAACACACTGGCGCATGAAAATACCGTGCTATTGCAGACCACAATGGGTGCAGTGGCAGTGACTGAGCAGGCCATCATCGTGGAAGCTCATGAGCGTGGTATGGTAGTTCCCAACCGTAAAGAAAGACTCTCAGATGAAGATACACAAGCTGCAGGTGCCTATGTTGCTTATCCCAAAAAAGGCATCCACGAATGGATCGGTTCAATCGACATCAACTCGCTCTATCCCAGTGCTATTAGGGCCCTCAACATGGGGCAAGAAACCGTTGTCGGTCAACTTCGGCCTATAATGACTGACCGGCTGATCAAGGACAAAATGGCCCGAGGAGACAGTTTTGCTGCTGCTTGGGAAGGATTGTTTGCCAGCCTAGAATACACAGCCGTGATGGAACAACAACGCGGCACTGAAATCACTATTGATTGGCAAGATGGTTCAGAGACCATACACTCCGGTGCCGAGATATGGAACATGATCTTTGATTCAAATCAGCCTTGGATCCTCAGTGCAAACGGCACCATCTTCACATATGAGAAAGAAGCAGTGATTCCCGGCTTGCTCAAGCGTTGGTATGCAGAACGCAAGGACATGCAGAAGAAAGCCAAGGAATACGAAGGCAAGGACGATGTGCAGTTTGAATACTGGGATAAACGACAACTGGTCAAAAAGATTAACTTGAACAGTTTGTATGGTGCTATCTTGAATCCAGGTTGCAGATTCTTTGACAAGCGTATCGGTCAATCAACCACACTGGTAGGTCGCTCTATTGCCAAGCACATGGATGCGTATGTGAACGAATGCATCACAGGCGAGTATGATCACACAGGTAAAAGCATCATCTACGGTGACACAGACTCATGTTACTTCTCAGCGTGGCCCATGCTGGATAAAGAAGTTGCAGAAGGTCGAATGGAATGGTCTGCCGAGACCTGTATCGCGCTGTATAACTCCATAGCAGACCAAGTGAGTGAATCATTCCCAGGATTCATGGAGCAGGCTTTCCACTGCCCACGAGAGATGGGATCAGTGATTCGTGGCGGCAGAGAGATTGTGGCACGAACTGGCTTGTTCATCACCAAGAAGCGTTATGCTGTGCTGTACATTGACAAAGAGAACAAGCGTGTGGATGTGAATGGCAAGCCCGGCAAGGTCAAGGCCATGGGCCTGGATCTCAAACGCAGTGACACCCCTGTGATTATTCAAGAGTTCCTGAGCGAGATTCTAAATAAGGTACTAACAGGAACACAGAAAGAAGAGATCGTGGCGCGTATTAGAGAATTCAAATATGTATTCATGGAGCGACCAGGCTGGGAGAAAGGCAGTCCCAAGCGTGTGAACAACTTGACCAAGTATAGAAAAGAAGAAGAACGACTAGGCAAAGCCAACATGCCCGGGCATGTGCGAGCAGCCATGAACTGGAACAACCTGCGTAGGATGAACTCGGACAATTATTCAATGCAGATCGTGGATGGAATGAAAATCATTGTGTGCAAGCTCAAAGATAATGCACTGGGCTGGACTAGTATTGGGTATCCAACAGATGAGATGCATTTGCCTCAATGGTTCAAGGACTTGCCGTTTGATAACAGTGGAATGGAAGCCACTGTGGTTGATCAGAAGATTGACAATCTCTTGGGAGTGTTAGGATGGGATCTAAAAAGCAGCACTAACACAGCCAACACATTTACAAGTTTATTTTCATTTGAATGAAACTCAGCAAAATAGTTGAATATCTGAATAATCTTGACACACTCAGTGTGCAAGATGCTGCCTTGGCATCTATAGCAGAAGTAGATAAGATAACGCAGATTGTGCAGGAAAGCGTAGTGCAAATCAATGATACCTCACAAGATTTAGTATCAATACAAGCAGATCTCAAAGCATTGCTATACAAGTACGAGCAAACTCTAGTGCAGTTACGAGAAAATGTACAGGCATTGATTGAACAAAATGAATCAGACTACTTCGTTGAAAGCACCACTCGTTATAATGAAGGCGCTAGATCTGATACCCCTGACCACATAGTGAATCGTAAGCTGTCTTTGGATACCAAGACCGAACAACTCATTCGTTATAGACTGAACGCTCATGCCAACTGGCAATATCCAGCCATGGTCATAAGGCCAGCGCATGGTATAGGTATAGAGAATCTAGTGGCATTTGATCCTTTGTATCTGGTGGACACACACGAAGATCTGTTTTCGCCTATCAGAGCATTGTTTACACCAGAATATCAGCGCAGATTACGAAACTACGTGATTGAAGAATACAACAACCAATCCATCTTTTGGAATCTCCCGCAAACACAGTTTGGACTGGTGTATGCGTTCCGTTACTTTGAATTTAAACCCTGGGAGATACTTCGGCAGTATCTCGACGCGGTATTTGATTTGCTGCACCCCGGAGGGAGTTTTTTATTCAGTTTCAATGACTG